TTATTGAAAGCGTTGAAAGACCGAGCGAAGGAGCAGAGCGATGCCTACAGAGCTAAAAGGCGCTAACGCGTTTCGCAAGGCTCTGAAGAAATTTTCGCCTGACTTAGATAAAGAACTCCGCGATGAGATGGTTGGATTCTTAAAACCAGTGGTCAAGAAAGCCCGTGGCTATTTGCCATCCAATTCTGCTATGCCATCCGGATTTGTAAAGCATGAAGTCAAAACTGCAACTTTTCCAATGTACGATGCCACCGAGGCGCGACGGGGAATTGGTTACAAACTCACACCTACTAAGCCCAATCGTCAAGGCTGGAGTTCAACAGTATCGATTCATAACAAGACAGCCGCCGGTGCTATTTTTGAAACTTCCGGTCGCAAGTCTGGAAATGTTGGCAAGTTCACACCTCGCTTAGATGGATCACTTGCAGGTCGTGGCAAGATGCAAGGCCGCGCAATGTTCAAAGCCTACGATCAAGATCAAGGCAAGGCTAAGGCCGGAGTAATTAAGGCGCTAGAAAAGGCTGCCGCTAAGTTCAATGTGAAAGGCAGAGTGTAAATGGCCGAGTTACGCGCTGATATTGTTAGCGAATTTAGAGGTAAAAAGGCTTTTAAGGAAGCCACTACTGCATCATCTCTCCTTGAGAAAGGCGTTAAAAGGTTAGGCGCTCAACTTGCCCTTACCTTCGGAGCAACCCAACTTCTCAAATTTGCTAAGAACGCGGCTAAAGCCTTTATCGAAGATGATAAGGCTGCAACGCAGTTAGCCACATCGGTTAAGAATCTAGGCCTAGCATTTGAGACTCCACGCATCGAGCAGTTCATAAGTGGACTTGCTAGAGTCTCAGGGGTAGCAGATGATCAACTACGTCCAGCGATGCAGAAACTATTGCAGACCACAGGCTCAGTTGCTAAATCTCAGGAACTACTTACTCAAGCCCTAGACATTTCTCGCGGCTCAGGCATTGCTTATGAAACAGTAGTCAATGACCTAAGCATGGCCTACGTTGGTCAAACTCGTGGACTTCGTAAGTATTATTTAGGTTTGAGCCAAGCCGAGCTTAAGACGATGAGTTTTGCAGACGTTCAAGCAAAACTTACAAAGCAATTCACAGGCGCTAATGCAGTCTATCTTGAAACTTATGCTGGCAAGATTGGCATTTTATCTAACGCCGCTAACGAAGCAGAAGAATCCATCGGTAAAGGCCTAGTTGATGCCTTAGCTCTAGTCTCAGGCGGTGGGAATAGTATCCAACCTTTAGCCGATTCTATGCAAGAATTCGGCGTTTGGCTTGGTGATGCTATCTACGGATTAGGCATCATGGTTACTCAGCTCAAATCATTACCCGGAGGTTCACTTCTTGGTGGTATAGAAGGCGATGGGTTCCTCAAGACTTACTCACCCCTAGTTAGAGCCTTAGATCAATTCTCTAAAATGGGTGCAGCCGCAAGACCACTCGAAGGTCGCATAACCGAGCACATGGGTCGCCTCGGCAACCCTGCTAATGCCACTCGTGCAAGAATAGAGAGCGAAGCAGAAAAGCGCGCTAAGACTCTATTGAACATGAAGAAGAAAGAGCTTGACGCTCAGAAGAAACAGAACGCTCTGACTAAGGCTTCAAAAGTTTTAGACCTAGATCGCATTAGCGTCACGGCTGCATTACGAGGACAGATCAGCGAAACTGATCGCTTATCTTTGCAGTTGCAACTTTCCTTGCTTGACAAGAATGAGTCGCAGGCACTCAAGTTATCTGCAGAATTGACAGAGGCAACTAGACGTCAGAATGATCTCAAGGCTGCATTACTTTCAACTCCCGAGGCTCCAAACCCTTATCGTAACTGGATGCCACCTACGTTCAACGTCCCTACTGGGGGCATGGGCTCAACAGTTGCAGCAGACTATCTCGGCATTGGTGCTTTAGGTGGAGCTGGATCGGCTGGCATTGTTAATGTGGTTGTCAATCTTGATGGCGATGTAGTTGGTGGAGCCATTACAGAAACTCAAGTCAATCAATCCCTATCAGGTACTTTCAGCGATGTAAGCCGATATAACGGACGCGGAGCGCCGTCCATCAAATGACCCTACCTGCCATCATCTCGGTATCTTTCGACTTCTCGCAAGGTGCTACCTTCGGATATCCTTTTACTATTGGCGATCCGATCAACGGTGTTATCGGCGTATCTCAGTTCGCTTCTACAGAGGTTCCCGATCCGGTGGTTGATCTCAGTAGCATTACAAGATCGATTAAGATCCAGCGTGGTCGCAATATCATGCGAGACACTTATGAAGCAGGTACATGTACTGTTCGCGTCATCGACGAGACTGGGGCGTTTAACCCTCAGAATCCAGCCTCACCCTATTTCGGCTACCTCACCCCATTGCGTAAGATTCGTGTCGCTGCAACTACTCCAACAACCCAACACTTTCTATTCTCAGGTTATGTAGATTCTTACAAATACACCTATCCAACAGGTCAAGAATTAGGTTATGTGGATATCGTCTGCTCAGATGCCTTTAGACTTTTCCAGATGGCTAACGTGGCAACTGTGACGGGCGCCACAGCAGGACAGACTACAGGCACACGCATTACTAAGATTCTCGATCAAGTCTCATTTCCTACATCTATGAGAATTACAGATACAGGATCGACGACAGTACAGGTCGACCCGGGTACCGCTAGAACAGCCCTAGCAGCCCTCAAGACGGCCGAATTTGCCGAGCAAGGGGCTTTCTTTATCCGCACCGATGGGACGGCTGAATTCAAGGATAGAAACGATGTAGTGGCTTCTCTAGGAGCTACACCGATTGAGTTTAATCAAACCACTGGAATTCCTTATTCTGACCTTCGTTATGCCTTTGATGACAAGCTCATTATCAATCAAGCGAGCATGACACGCATTGGCGGTTCAGCGCAGGTTGCTACAGATGCTACATCATCGGCTAAGTACTTCCCACATGGTGCTACTCTGACAGAGATGATCCCAGAGACCGATGCTCAAGTCTTAGATATTGCTCGGATATATGTGGCAACTAGGGCTGAGACATCTATCAGAATCGATGCCATGACTGTCGATCTTCTCGATGCGGCTGTCCCAACAGACACGATGATCGGCCTCGATTATTTTGACAATGTGAAGATCACAAACGTTCAGCCTGATTCAAGCACAATCGTCAAGACTCTGCAGGTTCAGGGCTTAGCATGGGACATCACCCCAAATAGTATGAAATGCACTGTAACAACACTTGAGCCTATAGTAGAAGGATTCATCATAGGATCATCGACTTACGGTATAATCGGACAATCCATTATGGGATACTAGGAGAAGAATCATGGCAGTAGGCTTTCCAGCATCAACAGGCGACATCTTTACGGCGGCAGACTATAACGGCCTCGTAGCCTTTACCATTGGCGCCGATAAGACTGCCAATTACACTTTCGTGCTAAATGATCAATATCAGGAATTGATTGTGGTCAATAGCGGTTCAGCTAGAGACGTTCTCATTCCTACAGATGCTTCAGTAGCCTTTGCAATAGGCACGGTGATTACTGTCTATAACGAAGGCGCTGGATTGGTCACAATCAAGGCCGTTACTCCCGGCACTACGACCGTTCAGAGTCGTGGCGCCGTAGCCGCTTCACCAACCCTTGCAAGTTTTGGATCAGCAGCCTGCATCAAAATAGCCGCAAATTTATGGGCGGTCGTCGGAGCCATTGCGTAATGCTTAACAATGTTGTAGGACTTCTCAATACCCCAGCCCCTGCATTCAACGTCGAATATTTAGTTGTCGCAGGTGGCGGTGGAGGCGGTAGCGATGTCAATGGCGCATCTGCCGGTGGCGGTGCTGGCGGTATGCTTACAGCAACGCAATCAATGTCTAATGGTGTTTATACAGTAACTATTGGCGCAGGCGGCGCAGGCGGCGCGGCTTCTAACACTTCAACATCAAGAGGATTGCAAGGATCAAACAGCGTCTTTGATTTAATTACATCAACAGGCGGCGGTGGTGGTGCCTCATCAAGAACAGGTGGAGTTTCTAGCACCGGCGGTTCAGGCGGCGGTGGTGCCGATCCGTATAACGCTTTCTCTAATGGCACAACAGGACAAGGTAATGCAGGAGGTACTGCAGGCGGCGGTGGTGGAGAAAACAACGGCGGCGGTGGTGGTAAAAACGCTGTTGGGTCTAACGGAACAGGTACGGGCTCGGGCGCATCTTCTGGAGCTGGTGGCGCTGGATTAGCATCATCAATCAGCGGTTCGTCTGTTACCTATGCAGGCGGTGGCGGTGGAGGTACTTACTACCTAAACAATGGCGCAGCCGGAGCAGGTGGCGGAGGCGTAGGCGGTAAAGGCGATACCAATAACGGCGGATCAGGTAGAACTGCACCCGGAAACGGTACAGCCAATCGCGGTGGCGGCGGTGGAGGAGCAGGCAATCTCAACGCTGTTGGTACCTTCGTCGGTGGTTCAGGTGGTTCAGGAATTGTAATTCTCAAATTCCCTGACTCAAAGAATCTTTCAGTCGGTGCTGGTCTTACTTCTACAAATACCACCTCAGGCGGATTCAAGATTTTTACATTCACGGCAGGAACGGGATCGGTGACATTCAGCTAATGGCACACTACGCATTCTTAGACGAGTCCAACATTGTGACAGAGGTTATTGTCGGCATTGACGAAACAGAATTGATTGAAGGGTTAGATCCTGAAATTTGGTATGCCAATTTTAGAGGACAGGCCTGTAAGCGGACAAGCTATAACGGCAATATCCGTTATAACTATGCAGCACCGGGATATTTATACGATCCAATAGATGACGCTTTTATAGCGCCAATGCCTGATTGCGGTCATGAAGAATTATCGTTAAACGATCTCAAACAATGGGAGTGCGCTAATGAGCAACATGAAGCCCGTACTCTGTAAAGCCGGACAACAGTTACGCGAACAGTTCGATGACACCTTCGCAGATCGTGATCGGCGTTCCGATGGCTGGATCGGCGATCTCCGTCATTCAGCGCGTCCTTCTGACCACAATCCTGATCCAAAAGCTGGGATGGTTGTCAGAGCGATTGACATCGACAGAGATGTACATAAGTCAAGCAAGCCCGACCTCATGCCCGATATTGCAGATCAGCTTCGACTCGCGGCCAAACACGGCGAGAAGCGAATCTCCTACATCATTTTCGATGGACAAATTGCATCGTCTCGCATGGGCTGGCGCTGGCGAAAGTATCGTGGAAGCAATCCGCATAACAAGCATTGC